TACATATGATATATGCATTTGTACTAATGCATTATCTTTTAGATATTTAGTCAATCAGTAAAAAAAATACGAACTAATTAATTAATTATAATCTAGTAGCAAATCTTAGTTAGTTTTGCCTTATTTATATCCCAGATAATTTTGCCTATCTGGTTGGCCTTGCAATTCTCTAGTAAAAGAGAATCACGGTCTTGTTCTCGCCTGAATCTAAGCGTGTCACCGAACTCAATGAGCTTAACAATCGTGAATTTGTTAATCAATGATCGCACATCAGTTGATATGCCCTCGGCACTGCTCCAAAAAATTGAAACCACTCTATCCTCAAAATAAGCTTTTTGAAGACTAGCCGACTTACGTGCCAAACAACGTAACAGATTACCATCGCCAGTGTCTTGAGATAGACCCATCAGATACCTATCCAGCTCAACGCCACTTTTACCAACAACAGCAGCAGCCAGTCGCCTATCATAGAGTCTAAGTTTCTCAAGCTCATTGACGACTATTTCAGATGGAACTAGAAGGCGCAGATCTCGTAACAGCAAATCGTCGGATAGTACTCTTGAGAGCTCTAACCCCCATCCCCGGATCATAACAATGGAAGTCAAAGTCAAGGGCATGATTAACGCAGTTCTAGCACTCTCAGATCGCTTCTCATAATCAGCCCATCTCAACAACTCTAAGGTGTGCAGATCCAACCTGGTCCTCGGCAGAGGTGGAACCTTAGTTGGCAATTTGGGCTCAAGTGAGCAAACCTCCGATATACGCATCTTCTTTGCTTTAAACTCTTGATCATCAATGTTGCCTTTTGCCAGATCTGCAACAATGTCACCCTCCAAGATCTCACCCTCCTCCGATGCCAATCTAGCAGCCGTTTCATTTTGTAATTCGACTATCTGACGCATGAACTCATCCGCTCTAATCTCTACCTCATCATAGTTATCACGATCATCAACATAATCTGTATCCACATCATCATCACTCGCAGCAGCGCCTCCAGTCCTGGTTTTGACTCTAGCTGTGTAGGCCCCGGTGCCTATTGAGCCAGCTAGGCTATCACATATCAAATATGGACGCACTGCCATGATAGCATCTGTTCGTCCACCAGCCATATCGAATGCTCGCTCAAGAAGTGGATCGGTTAATTTAGCGTCGCCAAAATTAGCCAATAAACCATCTCTATTTAAGTTGATTCGCAGATCAATGATAGGCATTGGACTCGCTGAGTGATTGAACACGGAGACAGTATCATCGTTGAAACATCCAAATCCACCATTTATCTTAAGTCGACCAAGTGAGATAACCAGAGTGCTAGGTAACTCATAAACATTTAGATAAGTCCTGATGCCTGATAACATTATCCGCATGCAAACGTCAACATCACCACCTCTAGAGATCAAGGATAGTCTCTGCTCATTCAACATAGTGATCGTCTCATCTAATCTGTTGATAGGGGGGCCCTGATTCTCAGCAATCGTTATGTTACCAATCTTACGCAAGATACATCCAGAGAAACCAGTGATCCTATTAACAATGCATCTCTCATACTCACAACTAGATGTACCCACATAATTCTTGAGTGGCTTGTTCTCGAACCCGAGTCTTGTGAATGCCTTGCATAGCAGTGATCCCATCAGCCAATGATTGACAAAGCCATTGAAGTCATCCCCCTTACAGAACATAATCATATCACCTACTGAGAAGTTACCACAGACGAACTTGCAGCAAAGATCAGCACCCACAAACATAATCGACGTATTACAAACTTGAGTGACATTCTCTCCGCTCAATAGGGTGCCATCCGGTTTGCACATGATGAGCTCCTTAGTGATTGGATGCTGTAAAACAATGGTCATGTTGGCCTTGCAGATGTTGTATTTGTCCATAGCTAATCTAGCGTCCAATATAGCCTCATGTGACGCACCGTGGCTACACGCATCAACAAAAGCTTGCAGAACTGCAGCTTGACACTTAAGATCATGAGACTCGTTGAATCCGACAACATCGAAATTTGTGCCGCATAAATTGGAATCGAGACACTTCAGAACAGAGAACTTGAGCCACATGGAACCACAAAGATCCCATCCAAGATCTATCCCACTCATAGCATAGAACGACTTGAGACCGTAATGAGTGACATAAGCTGCCATTGAATCGACCTTTGGTGCAGTTGGAAATATCGGTCTCCATTTGCCAGCCTCAAACTTGAAAAATGCATAACAATACATAACATTAGGATAAAGAAATAGAGGACAACGTGGAG